ATGGCTGGATCGAGAAGAAACGAGATCGTAATCGCCGTCATTGGCCTGGTCGGAGTCATCTTCACCGCCGTTATTTCGAACTGGGACAAGATCTCCCCGTCCACGGCAAATTATCCGGTGGCCAGCGACGATATCAACGTCCAGGCTCAGTACTACATAGAGTCAACAGGTTTCCGAGCGACCCTGGAGGCATTCGAGAAAGCGAGAGTTGAACGCTATCGACGTGAGTACAAGGTCTCCGCCGAAGAGGCGGATTGCATGATCGATATGGGCATCCCTGCTGCTCAACTGGTCAGTATCGCTACGAACGTTCTGAAGGCGCATTACACGCTCGAAGAGCTAAAAGAGATGAACCGCATTGCATCACTTCCTCTCATGCGGAGAGTGACTGAAAAGCAACCCGCGATCGGGTTGGATCTCTTCAAAGGCATTGAGGAAGCGGGCGAAAGAGCACGTCGACGGAATTTAGCGATCGCAGGCGGGGCGAGGAAGGTCGCTCAGCAGAGTACCGCATGCCCAGCGCACTAGGGCCACTGCAAGACTCTGAATGGGTGGCTGCGCATAGGCCGTAACTCTCAAATGTGCAGCGCGTGAATCTGCGTGCGGCACACACCCTACGCGACGGAAATTTTTTTCCCTGCCCTATGCTCAAAAGCACGTAAGAAGTGTAAGTGAGAGATGTAGATTCTCTGTATCCCTTATAGATAGAGGGATAGAGGTTTCTCTATTACTGTAAGTGAACTGTCGGAAGGCTGTTTTTACCTAACAGTCGGCACCTGTAAGTTGAAATTCTCCCAAGCCCTTGATTTACAAGGCTTGCAGCGCAGTCAAAATTCCCCATACAGTTTCCTACACTCACACTGTAAGCAGCGATCCCCAATGAATCCGGGGTGTTGAGCCGTTTTCTAACACACCCAACACCACTTACACGTCTGGAAGGGACTACCCAAGAAAGTGTTTTTGGTGATCGACCAGGCCTGGCAGTTGCCCGCTCCTGAACTCCCGCGCTGCGTGTGAGACTTTGAAACGCATCAAATAGCCCGCAACCCTTGATCCGTGAGGGCTACAGCGAAATTCTGCATCCCGAGAAGTCAGCCAGTTTTCAGACGTAAAAGACCTACACCCGCCGTTAAAACCTGCTGAAACCCGAGTTTTCAAAGTCTTCGACCAATCGAACCGGGCACTTCAGCGACCCTCCCCCCGCTGGCGCTCCCTGCACCTCTGTGCAAGCGCACTGCATTTCTCTTCAAAACTTTGCAAATTGTGAAACGCCCGCCTTGCTGCAAAGCCCCACGGCCCGCCTGGGCTGCAGGATCATTTGCACTACATTCCGATTTACACAAAAAAAGGACGCAAAGCCCGTCGGCGGGAGGGGGATAAGTGCTTTTTTATTGATTTTTTTTTGCCGAGGCATTTTTTTGTAATGACGCGCAACACCAATTGATTGAGCGAAATTGTGTCACCCGTCGAAATGTCTTACGCACAAGATTGACCGCGACTTGTCCGCCGCGTTTACTGTATGCACATACAGCAATTTCTTATTGGGTTTGCATCATGAGTGTCACCATCCTTGGTCCGCTGTCAGAGGGAGGCGCAAAGCTTCCGTTCTATTCTTTCCAAATTCCGGCCGGGTTCCCATCGCCGGCGGCCGATCACATCGAAAAGCACATCTCCCTGGACGAGCTGTTCGAGATCCGAGCCCCGCACGTTTATTTGGCAAAGATCGAGGGCGACAGCATGGAAGGTGCCGGCATTTTTTGCGGGGACATGGTGGTGGTCAATCGCAGCCTGACCGCCGAGCACGGCGATATCGTGATCGCTGGCCTCAATGCCGAGCCGATCTGCAAGCGCCTGCACATACGCGATAACACCATCATCCTGATGTCTGCGAATACTAAGTATCCGCCGCGCTATGTGATGGAGGGCGACGAGCTGTTGATCTGGGGCGTGGTGACTTACAGCGTGCGCGACCATGCCAAGTCGTGAGCCGGTCTTTGCCCTGATTGACTGCAACAGCTTCTATGCCAGCTGCGAGCGCGTGTTCCGGCCTGACCTTGCCAAGACGCCAATCGTCGTTCTGAGCAACAACGACGGTTGCGTCATCGCGCGCAGCTACGACGCCAAACCTTTCGTGAAAATGGGCGCCCCGTACTTTCAGATCAAAGACGTGCTGCGCAAGCACGGTGTGCAGGTGTTCAGCAGCAACTATGCACTGTACGGCGACATGAGCGAACGGGTCATGAGTATCATCGAATCCATGGTGCCCACCGTCGAGGTGTACAGCATCGACGAGGCCTTCGCTGACCTGACCGGCATACCCGGCGACCTGACCGCATTTGGGCGAACGATCCGCGCCGCCGTCTACAAAGGGACGGGCATTCCGGTAGGTGTAGGCATTGCTCCCACAAAAACCTTGGCCAAACTCGCCAATCACACAGCGAAACGCTTGCAGGCGGAGACGGGCGGCGTCGTGGATATCTGCGACCCGGTCAAACGCGACTGGGTGCTGCGAAACACAGACGTAGGCGAAGTGTGGGGCGTCGGCCGTCGCATGAAAGCGCATCTCGAAACCATGCAAATCAAATCAGCGATGGATCTAGCGAAAGCCGACCCATGGACGCTCCGGCAGAAATTCAGCGTGGTGATCGAGAAGACCGCGCGCGAGCTCACTGGAACGTCGTGCCTCGAGCTTACCGAGGCCGAACCGGCCAAGCAGGAGATCTGCAGCAGTCGCATGTTCGGCAAGCGTCTGACGACCATAGAGCCGATCAAAGAAGCGGTCGCCACCTACGTGCAGCGTGCGGCGGAAAAGCTGCGGGCGCAGAACTCGCTGTGCAAGAAACTGCGCGTCAGCATCCGCACCGGCATGTTCAGTCCGGAGGAAGCCAAGTACGCCAACGGTGCGCTGGTTGAACTACCCTACCCGACGAATGACGTGAGGGTATTGACCAAGGCGGCGACCGAGGCGATTCACCGCCTATTCCGGCCTGGCTTCAAATACAGCAAGGCTGAAGTGCTGTTGATGGATCTGCGGCAGCCTGGGGAATTCACAGACGACCTTTTCGCCCAGTCGCAACCGCAAGCGGCTGAAAAAGTAATGAGTGTGCTAGATGAGATCAATCAACGATGGGGCCGGGGAACACTTCGCACCGGAGGGGTGCCAGCGACGCCTGATTGGGGGATGCGGAGGGAGATGATGAGTCAAAGCTTCACCACGAAACTTGATCAGCTATGGGTTGTAAAATCCACCTGACAACCCGGTCGGTTGCGAAGCTGACTCGCCCCTTCTACGCTCACACTTCTGTTATGAGAAGGAGCGACGCAGTGAGCGCTGATGCAAGCAAAGAAGACTCGAATACAGGATTATTCCGCAAGCTAGTGGATGGGTTGAATTTAAATGCAGATGAGATTGAAAACATCACAAAGTTTTATGAGCAACACTCAGATGAGTTAACCCATTTTTTTTCTCGCGATCTGTTCGAGTCTCTAGACTCCGGAAAAGATGAACTACTGCTTGAGCACTATGAGCTTCTTGAGGAATTCAGAAAGCGGCTATTTGACACTTGGGGGACGCCACTGAAAAGACTGGATAGTCTTATTTATATATGTATGGAAATCGTCAGTGACCTTAGAAAAGACGAAACCTACTTGCCACTCACCAAGAATAAAAAATTCAATGTCGCAACAAGGTTACAGGCACGTTGCGTTCAAATCGGTAACGAAATCTCCCACTTATTGCATGGTGGTTTTGCGGATGGCGCCTTCGCGAGGTGGAGAACGCTTCACGAGACGTCGACAACCACCAAATTTATTTGCGAAGGCGATGAAGACCTATCGATCAGATTCCTTGACTATCAAAGCATCATCCGCTTTGACGGGGCAATGAAGTACAACGATAAAAACCTGCTGAATTTTGAACCAATCCCGGCTGAACAGCTGGAGGAGTTCAGGGCGAAAAAGGATGAAATATTAAAACAGTACGACGCGCCCTTCGGAAAAAAATTTGGATGGGCACGAAAAGCGCTAGGTGATACATCAAAAGATAACTTAACTTTTCCAGCGATTGAAAAATTTGTGAAACTGGATTTGTTAAGGAATCACTTCAGCTTCGCCAACCAGTATGTACACGCCGGCATAGACAGTATTGGCTACAAGCTGGGGACGTCAATGTCTAACAAAGATCTTCTGTTGACAGGGCCGTCAAACGAAGGACTTATAGAGCCGATACAGTGCACTAGCCTATCTATGATCTATGCAACAGAAGCGTTAATCAGAGCATTTCCAAATGATGAGTCTCTAATGACAATATCGATATTGTGGATGTGGCACGATGCTTTGAAGCACGAAGTAGTTGATGCAACTGATGCACTTCAGGCTATAGGCGACGCTTTTATTCAGGCATTTATCGAGACCAGTGAATGGCCTAAAACATAGAACGTTTGCGAAAATTCTCAAAGCGTAATTGGTTTAAGTTTCATACTTAACTGTAGGGCCGTTGTCGCTTTCGCCTGAAATGCCGCTGCATCTGCCGGCGCCGGCGTTGGGCCTGGCACGTGGGTATGCGCAGCCAGTTGCGTGTTCATCTGGTGCAGCAGATCGAGCATGTCGCACACAACCTTGAATAAATTGACCGTTTCAGACCCGACCCAATTTTTCGGCGCTTGCATCTGCTGACTGACACTGGCCACGCTTTTGCGCAGGCCTTGAATCCTTTCTTCCATGTCGCCACCCACGGTGGCGTTGTGCTTCTGCCCCACCACCAAGTTCAGATCCCGCCCAGTAGCCTGGTGCAGATCGTCCACCGCCGCCAGGCTCGCGGATCCTCCCGACAGCAGCTTGAGCGCGCCCAACGCCTCGATCTTCTTGATGCCACCCACTGACTCGGTCGAATGGTCGTCCACCGTCCTGGTGTGATTCTGGAACGTCTCGGTGTTGCCCAAGGCTTCAACCTCGCGCTCGATCGCCTTGTCCTGGATCTTGCCATCGGTCTGGCGCAGCCAGTTGCCGTCTGCGTCGACACGCTGCTGGCAGGCTTCACTGTGCTGCCACACCTGGTCGCCCTTTGGCACGCGGGGCAAGCTCAACCCGTGAGGCAGAATCTGCGTGATGAAGGGTTTGTGAGGCTTGCCGTAGGCAAAGCTGACCACCACAGTAGTGCCCTCCTCCGGAAAGCCAAACATGCCGGCTTCTTGCCCGCCCATCGGCGCCGGCAGCGGCAGGCCGGTCAGAATCGGCAGATCCGGATCCGGTTCGCCGTCCTCGCGTAGCACCTCGACGTCGACGCTGAAGCGCGGTCGGAAGTCATCGCACAAACTGGGCGCTGCAGGCGCGTCCGGTACCGCGACCACGCGGCCAAAGCGCGGAAGGTGATAACCACCGCTCAGTTCAGGGAATTGGCGCGCTACGCTGCGCTTGATTGCGTCGTCCATTTGATCGCCATTTGATTGCCGGCAAGGGTCACACTGGTGATCCGCTCGCCCTTGTTGATGGTTGCACCTGGTCGAAGCCCTGGAAGGGGCGCGATCATGGCGCTCTGATTGCCCTGGTAGCCGTCGAACAGTTCAACAGGCAATTGCAGGGCAGGACGGACACCGAAAAAACTGTCAGCCCAACTGCCCACAAACACTTCACCGTCGCCCTGCTGCTGCCAGATAAAGTCGGGGATGCCGAACACGCCGGGCAAGCTGTCCATGGCCAAATATCCCGACGCCAAGCTGTAGAAAAACGGTGCTTTGACTTTGGTGTAAGCCTTGTCAGGGATCCGGAAGCCGAGCCCGGTCTTGTTGCTGATCTCGGCCAGCACTGCCTGCAGATCGACGTGCCGCAGGTTCAGCGGCAACGGATTGGCCAGGATTGAGGACAACTCACGGCAGGCGACCAGCTGCTGAGTGCTGTTGGCGGCAGTCGATCGCTCGACGTACCCGATAAAGTGACGCTGCAGCGCGCTGTCGTTGTAGCCAATATCGAGCGTCACCAGCCCCTTCAGAGCCTCGCTGGCTTGCACTGCAAATGTCGCACGCCCGGGACTTTTGATGTCCAGGCGGACTTCATCTGTGATCAGCGGATACACGCGGCCGGCGATCGTCAAAACCTTATGCAACTTCATGTTTTCGGCGCCAGGTAGTCGTCCAGTTTTTTCAGGGTTTTCTCGAAACCGCTCAACTCTTGGCCGTTTCCGGCTTCGCCGCCGGCGCCGGCAGCACCGCCAGAGCTACCCACTGCTTGACCAGGTGCTGACTGCGAGCTGACGCCATTGGCCGCTCGCCGCTGTTCGACCTTCTCGGGGTTCGATTCCTTTTCCGACAGCGTGAACTGCACCAGCCACGCCGCCAGGGTGTCGTCCTCCCGCGCACTGATACCTTCGGAAAACTGCACCTCACGAATGCCGAACGCGGCGGCTGTGTCGTTGACGATCCGGTACATCTTCAATTGACCACCGCCGGCGGTGGCTTCAGCCAGCCGCATGATCGTGCGCAGCTGCACCTGGTCGACGAAGGGGATCATCAGCGATACCGCCAAGGTTTTTGGCTTGAAACCTTTGTGCGCGGTCTGAGTGTTGCTGGTCTGCCCAGACATATCAGCGGCCTCGATCCGCAGGTTGCCGGTGACCTTCATCTTCTTGCCCAGGATCTGCTCGCCGTCGAGAAGTAGCGTCATAGGCCGACCAGCTCCCGAACAAAGCTCAAACCCTGCTGAGAACCGACCAGCAGCACCCCAGCAGACAACACCCACTCATGACCTGGTGCTTCGCCCTCGAGCAGAAGCCGGCGTAACTCGCTGCTGTCGCCGGGGCCAACGATCCTTGCGCGCATGCTGGTGTCTGCGTTTCCGCCGGCCAGCAGCGCTTTCAGATCATTCAACTGCTGATCGCGGCCCAGCTGCTGGGCAGCCTTGCGGGTGGCCAATGCCGCCAGTTCACCCATCGGCGAGCTGTCGGCCGCGTAGCTCTCCAGAAAGGCAAGCTGGCCGGACATGGATTGTTTGGCGGCTTTCACCAAGGTGCAGCGCTCGAGGGGCAAGGTCTGCCAACGCGGCAACGGCCCGGCGCTGGGAATCACCCACTTTTCCGTCTCGAGGCGCGACAGGTTGCGAGCCCGGCGCTCGGTGCGCACCAGGTCGGGGATCGGCAGCAGCGCATTGAAGCGCGCCAGGGTTTCGGCGAACTGGTCATAGCGCGTGCCCAGAAACATCAGCGACAGCGCAAATTGGGGCCCGGTTGGGCGCCCGGTATCACCGGCGTCGACCAGTTTGCTGGCCAGCTGCTGCAGCAAGTTCGGCGCCGATAGAAAGCGTTGCTGACCGCGTCCCTGGCCGACACCGCTTTGAAACGGCGTAACCGTCAAACAGGCCGGGACTTCGCCCATTTGTCCGGCAAGCGCGGCGCGACCGGCAGCGATCGCGCTTTCAGCGGCAGCACCGACCGGCCCAGGGTTGGTGCTGGTCATCCCGTCCAGTCCCGCCAATCGTTGCGCGGTACTGGCCAGCTCACCACCGGCAAGATCTTTGGCAGCCGATAGCTCGCCCATCCAGTGCGTGGCCTGCTCCGGCCATTGCATGGTCACAGGCGCCCAAGTCGTCATTGAGGATCTACCCAGGTCATCGCTTGAAGCGATGCGAGATCGCCCGCCGCCAGAGCCTCATCCAGCTGCTGCTTCAAGCGGTTGGCTTGCTGCAGCATCTTGAGCTTGTAGCCCGTGAGATCGTCGCCGACCTGACGCAGTTGGGCCACGGTGTGCAGGCGAAAGTCTCGCATGCCCTGCTCGTCCCGGCTTACATACGGGCCATCGATCCCGCGCAGGATCATGCCGGTGAGGTTCAGTTGATCGCTGAACTCACTGGTGTATTGATGAGGCTCACCCAAGGCCGACGACCAGAAGCCTTTGGTGATCGCTACAGCGCAGGCCTTGTTCACTTCGGACACTTTCACTTCATACACACGCCCGATATCGGCCACCCACTCGCCGCTCTGCCAATGGTGCGCCGGCGACGGTCGCGGTGTAGTTGTCAGTCCTGCAGGCAGCTCTCCCAGATCGAGATGTTGCTGCTCGGATCCATCGACGGTGCTGAATACCGAACCGCGCCGATCAATGATCTGCTTCGGCTTGCTTCCCACCAACGCCCAGGCAAAGCCTGTCGGTGGTGCCGAAAGCGGCTTGGCCAACTGGATCGCGTTGCTCGGCAGCGAATCGCCAAGACCTGGAATAACTGGAAACTCTACCGGCCCCTGCAAGGCACCGGCGCTGTCGATCAAATAGCTAAACATGGTGACCTCAGATCAGTTTGATTCGGCCGGGATAGGCGATGTTGCGTGGACGGGTTTCCGTGGCAAATGTGCCGCTTGGATAACCGTCAAAAAACGTCTGCGCGGGAATGGTGTCGTTCGCCCATTTGTTCGGCAGGGCGAATGCCCAGGCGGTGTCAAGGATCAGGGCGGTACCGCCGTCGGCGCCGGCCGATGTAGGCAAGTAGTGTTGGTGATGCTGCAGTGCTGACCCTTGAGAGCTGCCGGCCACGCGGTTGAGATCCACTGCCCGGCTTTCATCCAGCACACGAAGAAACTCACCGCGCCCCTCTGGACCACGGAAGGTCAACGCACCGGTGCCGCTCGTCCAGCCGCCTTCCTTGCCGATGCGCGCCGCCTCGGTGGTCAACATTCCCGATTGTTGTGCGTGATCCCACAGCCAGGGCCATTCGGCACGGACCAGCTCTCGACCGTTAAGCGGCCCGTAGCCTCCCGGATTGAACAGCATCGTGGTTTCGAAAACCGGTCGACCGAGCGGCGTGTTGTCGTGCCGCGCGATGGGCCACCAACTGCCGGCGCCGTCACTGCGCAGGTGCCAAAAATCACCCGCCCCCATGAGCACGAGGAACGAATACCCGGCCGCGTTGAGGTGGGTGTGAAACTTGATCTTGTCGGTGCCCTGGGCAGCAATCACCAGACGGTTGCCGGCGTTATCTACACGCCGAACAAGAATGTCCATGACGCCCAGGGCGGCATCAGCGACCGGCAACGTCACCGTGCGATTGGATGCGGCCGCATCGATCAGTACCAGCCCTCGGTTGAGTCCGGTCAACGTCGTGTCCGCTGCCAAACTGGTGACCACATTGCGAATCGCGAAGTGCTTCACCAGTGGTCCGCCGATCGGCTCCGCCGGCCGGCGATCAGTCACGGTGTTTGAATTCGGCAGATCCGCGATCGCCACGCAGTAATGGCGCGCTCCAGCGCTGTCGGTGTAATCGGCCTTGTCCGCGCCAAACACCACTTTCCAGCTGGCCACGACATCATTGAGCTCGCGTTGCAGGCACACATCCAGCCACGCCGTGGTTGGAAACGCCGACGGCACCACGGCCAACACCGAGGAACGCTCAATCCGGATGCCTTCCAGATAGCCGGTGCCGGGTTTGAGTTGATAGGTCGCCCCCACTTTTTCCAACTGCAGCGACGTACCGAAAAAACATGCACGGCCAAATACTTCGCGGTTGCTCATCCGCTCTCGCTCATCGATGCCGGCCAGGCGCACGGTGAAGTCGTGTTGCCAGGTCTTGGCATCAATGGTGATGCCAGTGATTGCCTGGGCACCATCAAAGGCCACCAGGAAGTTGCGAGTCAGGTTGTTGCCGATCTGCAGCGGCGGGATGTTCCGGCGCTTCTGCTGCAGCGGCACGTAGGCCACCGCGAACAGAACGCCCTCAGCCGACTCCAGACCAATCCAGTTGAAATCCCAATCACCCACGTCTGAACCGATTTGTGCGCTGTACACCACCTGGTTGGGGTTCACATAGCCGGCGTGATCCCCCGGAATTTCGTGCACATACACAATCTGAGCCGCAGCGGGTTTCGGCGACGAGCGATTGACCGGACTGTTCGGGTCAAGTCCTGGGACTTTGGCAAAGATGAACCGACGCACTTCCAGCCCCTGCAGGGCTGCAAGTTTTTGCGCAATAAGGCTCTCGCCGGCGAGGGTAATACTGGCTCCCATTGACGGGGCTCCTAGAGGCTGGCAACCAGCGTTTGCTGGTCGTCGTTGAAGTCGACCAGCACAATGCCCATTGGCACCGACGTGATGGTCACGAAGTCATAACGGCGGCAGGTGCGGCCGTATTGCTGGATCAATACGCGCAACAGCTCGGGGTTTTGGGACAGTTGGGTGTCGGAGAAACGCAGCAGCACAACATCCCAATCCCGGTCGGGCATGCGCTCCTCGATCTCGACATAACCCACGCCCAGTCGTACTAGAATGCGTTTCATGCCGGCCGTGCTGCCGGCGTCGACCGCGTTGATGAAGGCGAATTTCACGCGCAGCCGGTAGAGCGCCTCGGGCTCGCCCTTGAAGCGGGTGATGTCGCGCTGCCAGGCCAGGAGATCGAGCACGATCAAATGGCAGGTGTCGGCGTCCATCTGCATCAACGGCCAGCGCAACCAGCCCTCAACCTTTTCCCACCAGCTTTGGGCGGCATCTTTGAGTTTGGTCAGCTCGGTACCGGCCAGCCAGAACTTGAGGTTCAGCTTAATCATGCAGGTGTACCTGCAGGCTGCGGATCCGGGGAATGTTCAACTCGGAGACGATATCCGCGTTGGCGAAGTCCAACGACTCAATGCCAGCGAACTGCAGATGGAGTTCTTCGCCCAGGCGACTGAACGAAAAGCGCGACTGCGGATGGGTTCGCGTCGGCTGATAGTCGCTGGTCGAACTCTCGCGAAACGCGGCACGGATGAACTGGGTTACACCCTCCTCCAGCGCCTGCAGCTGCTCCGCTGTCAGGTAAGAACGCGGCCAGATCTGGACGCTCACATCGTGCTGGGTTTCGGGCATCACCATCACCAGCAGATCGTCGCCATGGCCATGATTGCCAGAGTCTCGAATGTGCGCGTTGATTTGCTCTAGGTACGTGGCCGCCGGCACATCGGCCTCAAACAACACGTACGCGTTGGCACTGCCTGGGCCGCGTGGTGCGCCATGCTCGAAATACACACCGTCCGGGCTCACACCAGGGAATGCGGAAATCATGGCTCGATACACCGCGTCGGTGTGCCACTGGTTGACCGCTGAGAACTGGTTACGGGTACGCAAGCGCAGATCCTCATTCGGCTCCGGATCTGCGCCTGGCGTGGTCAACCAGCCGTCAGCATTCACCACTTGGGCAATGCCTGGCAGCGGTTCCGGCAGAATCGCGTAATAACCAGGCGCGAGGTTGAACCCTGAGCCGGTCTCGATCGCCTCAACGGGGATCTGCAGCTGCATCAGGCCGTCCGTGAACAATCCCGGCGCCGTTGTCACCAGTTGATAGATGTGTCCATTGATCGCGGCGGACTGCACGACCGTGCGGGCAGGCACCTCCATTGCCCCGCCTGGAGCCGTTCGAGTGAACAGCAAAACGCCCTGTGCTTTGGTTGCGCCCTTGCGCTCGACGTTGACTGCCCAGGCCAACATGTCGAGCCAGCTATCCACGGCCGTTTTAACAAAGAAGTTCGGCAGCACCGTGGCGACGAAAAAGTCGAGGATCCACAGTACGGGCTTGGTCACCAGCGCGGTGACAACCCGCCAGAACGGTGAGTACGCGCTGGTGTTGCTCAGCTTGCTGCCCTGGGCACTCACCTCAGCTTCCCATGCCTGGCGCAGACCCGCGTCGGTGGTTGGGATGCCGGCGTCCGCAAGGGCCTGTTTGAAATCTACGTCGCTCACAACGTTACCTCGATCTTGCCGAATTTCAGGGTGGTCGCCGTAACCAGGTACTGACCCGGCTGCAGCTGCGTGATCAACGCGGTGCCCGGTACCAGGCGTTCGTCTGCCTCCACCAGCAGTTCCATCTGCTGGATGCAGTCGCGTTGTTTAAGCCGATCGCGCTCTGCGACCAGCGTCACGAGCAGGCCGCTGTCGCGGATCATGTGAGCGGTGTCCTGGGCGATGCTGGCCCGGTCATCGACGAGCAGCGGCTGGCGGGAAAGATCCAGCACCAGGTCGTTGTTCTGAATCAGCAGATCGATGTATTCGCTCATCCCGGCACCGACATGCTCATCATGTTTTCCAGCTCCAGTGGGGTCATCGGTTTGGCGGTGTTGATGGTCAGGGTTTCCACGTGCGTGCCCTTGTTCTGGCTGCTGTTGTTGTTCTGAATGCTGGTCAGCAGTCCGCCCTGCGGCACCGCACTCGGCCGCACAGGTGACAAACTCGGGATGGCTGCATTGATGGTGTTTTGAGCCTTCTGCGCGGCGGCAGCGCTGTCCGCGTTGTTCACGCCGATGTCAGTGCCGGGCACCTCAGGCATGGCGCCGAATTTGGTCTCGATGTTCACGCCTGGGATCTTGTTGAGCATCTCGATCAGGTTGTTGATCGAGGTGTGAAAGATCGCGACGATGCCGTCCCAAGCGGCCTTGGCCATGCCACTCCAGCCGCCCATGGACGTGAACCAGTCAGACAGGGCCGACAACTGATCGCTGACCCACTTGAAGGCCTCACTGTTCATCAGCGCGGACGTCCATTCGTCCCAGTACACGACTGCCAAGGTGATCACGGCGATCAACGCCACAATCCCCGCGACGATCAACAACACCGGGTTGGCCAACATCGCGGCGTTGACCAGCCAGATCGCGGCTTGCCACAGCATCATGCCGGCTCGAATAACGCCCATCGTCGTGTACATCACCACCAGGCCCGCGACCAACAAGGCGATCACCGTCGCCTGCAGCAGAAAGCCCGCAATCGCCCGCAGGTTGAGCAGTTGCACGACTTTCCAAACGGTCACCATCGCGAGCCAGGCCATGCGGCTGATACCGACGGCCAAGGTCAGCAAAGACATTGCGGCAATGATCGCCAGAATGGTCAGCGTGACGATGCCGATCACGCGAGCGATGTTGGGAAAGATCTGCGCCCAGCGAGCCATGGTGCTGGCAATGCCGCTGAGTTTGGCCATCAGTGGCGTGAGTATCGGCAGCAGCACCTGGCCGAACACGATGCGCAGCGCTTCAACAGCGGCAGTGAACTGCTGCCAAGGATCGACCATCGCATCAGCCATGTTCTTGGCGTCTTCGAGCCCGCGCACCTTACCCAGTTTGTCCAGGCTGTTACGCAAACGATCGCTGTCCTTGGACAAGGCACCGATCACCTGGGCGCCTTCACCACCGAACGCCTCCACCAGTTTTGCGCTGGCAGACGCGGTGGTCAGATCGCCCAACTTGCCTTCCAGCTTGGACATGATGTCCAACATCGGCAGGGCCTTGCCCTGGTCGTCGGTGAACTTCATGCCCATCTTCTCGGACGCCGCGCCGAGGTTTTCAAAGAAAGCCTTGTAGCGCCCGCCGGCGTCGCCGCCCTCCATGGTGCTGGACAGCGAACCGATCACCGCGAACTGCTCGGCAATATCCACGCCGCTGGCCGTAGCAATCGCTCCCACCTCCTTGAAGGCGTCTTTAAGCTGGGCCCCGTCAGTGCGGAACAGCTGCACCGCGAGAGCAGTCTGGCCGCCCAGCTTCTCGACCCACTCGCCCTTGCCCATCGCGTCGGCCTGGCCCTTGAACAAGTTGTACATGGTGCCCACGTAGGAGCCCATGGTTTCAGCGTCGGATTTGGTGGCCTTGGCCAGCAGGTTGCTGGTGTTGGTGAAGGTGGCCAACTGACTGCCGGTCAGGCCCTTGATGGCGCCCTCGATGCTGTACGCCGAGGCGACAAAATCCCGTGCGTTCTCGCCGTAGTTCATCGAGAACTCAAGGGCCTTCTGATTCAACGCCGTCAGCGCGTCTTCTGCCACGCCCAGGGATTTGACTTCGCCCAGGGCGCGGTTCATCTCCAGCGCCGGCTGCAACGATTCGTTGATACCAACGAACGCACCGGTAACACCCGCCAAGCCCATGCCCATCGTCTTGATGTTCTTTTCGCTTTGCTCGGTCAGCTCGGAAAAGCCCATTTTCACCTTGCCCAGAGGTGCAGTGACCTTGTCGGTCAGGGCCAGGATGAAATCGAGGCGGGCACTACGGTCTGCCATGCGGGGTTATCCATTCAATGCGTGAGCGATGCCGTTAGCCACGGCAAACTCCGTGCGTTTCCAGTGTTCGTCATCCAGCCACTTGGCCGTGCCCATGTTTTCAATGCTGGGCTCGGCACCGGGTAGCCAGCGCATGGTCAGGGCCATCAACTGGCCCAGACCGTCCTCGGTCAGGCGCTCGGCGTATTCGAGGGCTTTTTTACGATGATCTCGACGTCAGGCGCGTACTCCTCGAGCAGCGCACCGACGATCTGCATGGTCATCACCGGGTTAACCATGATTTCGCGCAGCTCCCCTTTCTGGGCCGGCAATACGGTGCCGCTCAGCAAGTTGAAGGACGGCGCGACCTTGTTGGTGGCGGTCATGGCGTTGAAGTACTTGGTGACGTCCTGAGGGGTCAGGGTGAAAGTGAATTCCTTGCTGCCGACTTCCAGGGTGATGTCGCGGGATTGGATCTGGCTCATGTTCGTGTCCGTTGTGGTGGTTGATTGAAGGGTGATTCGGGTCAGCGCAGGCATACCTGGCGCACGTAGTCCTGCAGCCCCAGGATCATTTGCCGGCTGAGGGCAAGCTGGTCTCTGAGGGTGAAATAATCCGGTCGAGCGTCTGTTGCGAGTTCGGCGGTGTCTGCATCAGCCAAGCCGCCGGCGCCGGTGGCGTCTGGCGTAGTAGCGCTGCAGGTGGCTTTGACGCGCAACCGCTGACGGCCATCGGCAACATCAAGGCGCAAAGTGTCGATTTCAGTGCGTGCATGGTTCAGTTCCTGGGTGCGGGCTCGATCGATCTCATCGCGGGCGGCGAGCATTTCGCCGCTGATCCGGGCGGCTTCACGCAGGCCGTTGGCTTCGTACTGGGCGGCATCACGTTCGTCGCGTGCGGTGTCGAGTTGGCCTTGCAGGATGTCGAATCCAACGAAGGCCGCGAGGCACAGCAGCAGCGGAAACAGGATCTCGCGCAGCATCAGAGGCCCTCCGCGCACATGGCCGCTTCGGCGCGCCGGCGAGCGTGCAGCCCTGGCACAAACTTCTTTCGGCCCTGGGCATCGGTGACGGATGACCAGACCGGTGTCTTGCCATCAGGCCCCCACGCAAGCGCCTTGCAGCCCTCGGCAATCCGGCCGGCGTTGATCAGGCCGACGGCCCGACTGGCGCAGGTGCTTGGCACGCCGAAGTTGTGGCCGTGGCTGCTCAGCGCGTCGAATGTGTTCTGCCCGATCGCGGGATTGGTCAGGCAGTCGGCAAGTGCCAACTGGCCCTTCTCGACCACCAGCTGCTCCACCTCGGCGCAGCGCGCCGGCGACCAGTAGTCACCGACGATCAGCGGATACGGACTGGTGTAACGGGTGATGCCCTTGCACACCGTGGGTAGGCCACGGGCCAACTGATCGCGGTAAACGACGTTCTGGCCTTCGCCTTCCCAGTTGCCCAGGAACGCGAGCAGCGGAGCGCTGGCCAGTACGATCGCACCGGTGGCGATCTTGTTACGCAGGCTCATGGGAACAGCACCCGCAGCAAGGCCGGCCCAACCATCTGCGCCACGACGCCCAGCACGGTCAACACTGCGAGCATGCGGGTCACCTTGGTGCCGATGTCGGACACCGTGGCTGTGAGCTCGCGCTGGCCGTCATTCAGATCCGAAAGCTGGACGGCCATGTGTTCAAACTCGCCTTCCAATCGCGTGACGCGCGTCGGCACGGTTTCATGACGATCTTCCAGATCGGTGACACGGTGCTCGAGCACAGCGAAACGGCTTTCCAGACTGGCTTTGGGCGTGGCGCGAGCGTTCATCGGCGCTGTCCTTGTTCAACAACGGTTTGGCACGGCACGCAGCGGGTGATGCCGCCCAGCGCCTGGCGTTTTTCCGGGATCGGGTTATCGCAATCTTCACAGTGGGTCAGGCTGGGCCCGCTCGGCCGCGCTTGGGCGAGCTGGGCGGCAATCGCCTGGTCACGCTGACGTTGCTCCAGCGCCTGGGCACGATCGAACGGGCAGACCATCAGCGCAGGCCCTCGATCTCGGCCGCAGCCAGGTACGGCACGCCGTTCACACGGATGAAGTCCGGACTGGAAACGTCGAAAGGCACCTTGTGCTTCGATTTCTCGCCGCCTTTTGGATCGACGCTGAGCAGGCTGGATACCTTCAACTTGCAGCCGAAGGCCTCAATGCGCAGTTCCTCATCGCCGGCTTTGGCGAAGAAGACCGAGTCGAAGGGCTCCAACTGGCGGAAGCTGCCGGCAGAACGCGCTGCCTCGATCAGTAGATTGAAGTTGCTGGTGTCGAACTCGAACTCGCCACTAGCAGAAACATCGCCGTCGACGGTGCCGTTGGGCACGCCACGGGATTGCGCTACGGCGGTGTTGTCGGTGATGTCCAAGCTGCAGCTTTCGACATGAATCTGCAGGTCGCCCAGGTTGATGTCGAAGTTTTTACCGCCAATACGGGACATAGGGGTTACTCCGAATCGTCATTGGAAAGATCCAGGGCGATGTTCGCCGTCAGATCTTTAGGGCAGTTGAGCGGGCGGATCTTGATGTAGATCTCGACCTTGGTTTTGCTGGTCCAGGTCAGGACGATATCGCCGTCCTTGGGGGACTCGATTTCACCCGGGAACACCTGACCCGCGAACGTGGTGGACTTGGCCATCTGGCGCAGTGGCTTCATGAACGCGCTGATGGCGGCGGCCATGCTGTTGGGCGAATTGTTCAGGCGGCGATCACCGACGCGACGGATCAACAGCGGGCGAATCTGGCGAGCGGCCTTATCGGCAAGACGCAGGTACTCGACCACCAGGTAGTCGCTCGCCGGCGCGTCGAGCATGTTGCCGTCCCCCCAGAAAACACCCGGATAGTCGGGATAGGTCTGCGACACGGAGAAACGAGCGCTATCCAGCTCGGCGCGGATCGAGGACGGCAGCGGAACTCCGTCTTTGTCGACCGGAACCGGGCCCAAACCGAGCAATGCACCGGAAGCAACGCGCATCGGGCTGTCCGCAATGCTGACAGCGGCGTCTGCCAGTCGACCCGCCAGTACGCCTTGGTCGTTACCGTGCAGTTGCGGCGCGACCAGGACACGCGGCGCTGCCAGGCCTTCTGTAATTGCCTTCTGCTCGAGCAGATAGTCCGACCAGGTCTGTTGCCCGGTGATGCCTGCACTGCAGGCCATGACGAACACACGACGGCCGTATTTGTTGTTCAGTGCCACGGCAGCGTCATGCATGGCCGAAAGCTCTGCACCGGCTGTCACCGGCTGGGTGATTACCACCGCTTCAACGGAGAAGCCTTTCTGCTGGGCCAATTCGAGGGCATCGGCCCATTCGCCGTCTGCCGCGATCGGCGCCGCCAGGCAAGCCCAACGGTCACCGCCGTTCTGGCGTGCTGCGGTGATCTGGGTTTTCAGATCGCTCGACGGAGCGCCCAGCATCAAGTCCAGATCGCTGTCGGTGTTCAAAGGAATCAGGCTACCGACGCTTTTTGCGCCGGGCCCGATGAATAGGAAATAGCGCTCGATCTCGGTCACGGCGCCTTGGCCGAGGTTGAGATTGTTTACGCTGACTTTGCCAAGTGCCATGCAGTGCCTCGTTAGCGGGATGAGTTAAGAATTTGTTCAAACACCTGGTTAACCAGCTGACTGGTTTCCTGTCCGGTGCTGACGCCCAGGAACTGGCGCTTGGGCAGGATGATTTCCCAGCTCTGCTTGCCGGCGCCGTCAGCTTTTTCGCCTGACAAAATGCGGATCAGAAGCCCGGCCTTGGCATAACTCACGTGCTGCTGAATCCAGGCTACGGCGGGACGCTTCGCGGTTTTTTTGCCGGCCTGGCGCACTTTGAAACCCAGATTCCGTAAGCGCTTGGCCTGCTTGTCGGTTGCTGCCAAACCTTCCGGCACACGGTTCCACTGGCGCATCTGCGCGGCGGTTCGGCGCTCTGACGCACCGTGGTGTTGTTGGGCGGCGACCCAACTGGTCAAGCCGTTACGCCAGCCCAAGGTCGCGCTGTCGGGGGTCAGGTTGGTGACCTGAAGCAACTTGCCCAGGCCGGCCTCCATCTTCTTTTTGCCCTTGCTGTCGCCTTTGCGAGCATCGAACGGTGAGCCGTCCAGGTTCTGCTGTTCGCGGATCCGCTTGCGGCTTATGGTCCGGACTCGCTTGCTGACGTTGTTCAGCAGTCGCCGGCGCAACTGCGGCGCAAGACTCAACAAGGCCAATTGCGCGTCCACGCTCAACTGCCCTTGCAGGTCGAGGTCGAGAGCGCTACTCGCCACGGTTTCGCACCTCGCCGCGCTCGGCCGTCCAAAGATCAAACGGCACCAGCCCCCACTTTTTGCCAAACGCATCGACCAGTCCGTCAGGATCCTCGGCCAGGTGCTGGGCCTCCACGAACTCCAGCGTCAGTTCCAAGTCGGCTTCGTCGGGGGTGATCTGGTCGACAGCAAAGATCGGCGCCGGCAGGTCGTCGTCGCGGTCGGGATCGTTGGATTCCAACCAGCCGCCGAGCAGCGCCATCAGCAATGCCGGGTTGCCGGCGAATCGCTCGATCTGGAATACGGCGCGGTAACGCATATCGCCCATGTGCAGGCCTTGGGTGCCCGGTTTCCAGATCAGATCGAGGTTGACCTGCTCGGCCCAGCTGTCGATCTGCTCCGGCAGCACCAGATTGAGGCTGATCAGGTAGGTGGTCAGGGCGCGAAGCTTGTTCATAGCAGCGCCGCCGTCATGCGGCCACGGCCCTGCAGCGAGCGCACCGCTTGCTGGCTGAATGCCAGGAAGGTCTCCGGGCGATCAGGCAACTCTTTGCCCAGGTTCTCGGCGCTGTCGCGGCGGATGATCGACACGAATTGAGGCAACAGACTGGCTTTCGCCCTGCAATACACCGCGCGCTTGTACGTCGCTACGTGAAAAGTGGACTCGCGCAGCACCGTAGGGTCAGCAGATTCCAAGGTAATGACACCTGCGCTCTGCCAACGGGCCTTGCACTTGGCCAGGTCGCTGTTGACCTCGGTCATCGCCGTGGTCAACTCAGCAGTCAGCAGTTCCACCAGGTATTCCGCCGGCAGGCGATAACCCTTCTGGAACTCAGCCACATCGAGCTTCGGCCAGAAGCCGTCGTTCTCGATCGCCAGTTCCACAAGAGTGGTGGGTTTACCTGAAAAGCTCATGCTGACCGCTCAAATAGGGCGGGAAGCCTGTTTTCAGTGGGACGGTCCATAAATGGGCGGCTCACTTCCACAGGTTCCCGCTGGGGGGGTAGTCGGTTATTCGGCGCCGGTGACGGCGGGTGGCTGTTTGGCGATCGCCTTTCGGCACTTCGCAATGCGCGTCTCGTTGCCAGCCTTCGCGTACAGCTCGCTGGAACGCTCAAGGTGCTTGAGCGCGGTTTCCCACTGCTCGGCCTCCATGGCGCGCATGCCGATCAACTTGTGGTATTTGGACGGGATCTGTTCAGTCAGCTCCCATTCACCGTCGACACGCGGCAACAGGTCGGACAGGTACGGCTCCGGACTACGCTGGGCGGTGTATTCAGCGAATGCCCACTCACACACGGCGTCAGCAACAAAGGTCTGGATATCCCGACGTTTGAAACGCTCGGGCATTTCCTGGCCCTGCTCCATCAGGAAGTCCGCGAGTTCCAGGGCGTCTTCGAACTGCACGGTGTCGAACAGCCAGACCATGACCTGCACCGCAACACGGTTCGGGAAATTCAGCCCCGATTCGCAGTAGCGCTGGACGTATTCCTGGTACTTGGGCAGCAACTCATCGCGCTTCAGTGCTTGGCGGCCGGCCATGCCGTTGATCGCGCTGATGCGCTCCAGATCCTGGTCCAATGCCGCTTCCTGCAGCATCAAATGCTTGCGCGCATTGGCGGGGCTGCTCAGCGCGTCAGCCGGGGTGTACGCCAGAGCCGCGCCCGAGAGGGCGGCGGCAGCGGCGGTTACACCCATGGCCAAGGTGCGGCGCTTGTGTGCCAGGGCCAGGCTCACGCAACCAGCTCCACGTTTTCGGTCAGCGCGATCTTTTCCAGTTGCTCGATCACGTAACCTTCGTTGCGGCTGTTGTAATCCTCGACGCGGGAGCGTTTCGGGTTGTCGACCGTCTGTTTACGCCAGCTCGAATCCTGGAAGTAGATCGACAGGTTGTCCCAGCTGGTAACCAGCACGCCGTTGACCGGGAAGAACGGCACGCTGAAGCTCGGCAGACCGCCGTAGGTGGCGATCACCTGAGCATCTTCGATGCGTTCTTTTTCGGTCGGCACGTCGCCTTGTTTGGCGTACAGCTTGGCCTTGTCAGCGGCCAACAGGTCGGAACCGATGATCGCGACCAGGTCGCCGCCGTCGCGCAGGCGTTCGTCAACCATCTGCTTGGTGTCGTGTACCAGGGCGTCGAGGTTGGCGTAGTCACCATTCGGCCCCAGAGTGACCTTGCCGGCCACCTTCCCTTCCTTAAGCACCTGCTGCGGGGCCTGCTCACGCAGTTGCTGCAGCCAGCCCTTGTTGACGTCCTGCAGCATCGGATACAGCTCGATGTCGCTCTGCTCCGCAGCATGCGTGCCGTGGAAGCCGACCATGATGCGGTCCAGGGCGATCTGTTTTTGAACCGCTGCGGAGTATTTCTGGTGGAAGTCCGGGAACTTGGCCCATGCGTCGATTTTCGCGTATGGCAGGCCTACGTCGGATTCGGTGGAAGACAGCTCGTAAGTCGACTGATCCAGCGCCGACGCATCTTTGGCTTCGCGGTCTTTCGTCTTGGTATTGGTGCGGCCGGTAACTGGGCCGGACACACCGAGGAACACCTTTTGCCCTTTGATCTCGGTCACCGGAATGACGTTGATGCGCTGCAGGAAGTCCGACTTGGCCGTAATGGCCTCGTTCAGCTCTTGGGCAATGGTCGGCTCGACGCTGAACTGCTTCGTGGCCAGGTCGACGCCGTAGCTCTCAGCAATAGCGAGCTGCAGCTCCGCGTACATTTGGGCGCCGAAGGCGCTCAGGGAATAGGCCATGTCAGAGCACCCGCTTTTTGGCAGTGGTTACAGGACCCGCGTTGCGCGGCAACTGGCGACCGTTGGGGGTGTTCTGCAGTGCAGAGAACTGCTTCAGCAGCGCGTCCAGTTTCGCCGTTACGGATTGGTTGCCCTTGGACTTGCGGCGGAACTCGCGCTCCTCCTCGGCGGTGGCGACGATGTCGTCGACGGCCGAGCTGACGTCATCGATCAGACCCTGATCGGGTTCTGGTGCATCGGCGGCGGCAGGCTCGATGACCGCCTGAAGGCCGGCGGCGACAACCAGCAGCTGCGCCACCAGGGCTGTCAAAGCCGTTGCTGTAGCTTCATCCATTGGGGGTTTGCTCTCTGTGTTGGGTGGAGTGGATTCGGTGGGCAGCACGTCCGCAGCGAAACGTTTGAAAAAGCCGGTCAGAGCGTTAATCAGTCCGGTTTCAGCGGTGCTTTGGCTGTCGTCCTGCAGGCGGCCGAGTTCGACCGAGGCTGCGTAATAAGATGCGCGGGAGTTTTTGTGGGAGAAGTAGAGTTCCTGAGTGCCCACGCTGGCAGGCTGGTCGGTTACGCCCATGCCGGTCAGGTAGGCTTTGCCTTTGCCCCGGAAGTCAGGGGTGATCTCAATGCTGGTGAACAGCTTCTGGCCCTGGTCATTCAGGTACAGCAGCCGGTCGTTGGGCTTCAATTGCGCTTCCAGCGCCACTTCGCCGGGTTCCAGATCTTCGGCTTCTTCCACCAGGCGCACGGCGTAGACGGTGCCGTGGGAACCAGGCCAGCGTTCGTGATCGCACCAGATCACTGCCGTGTAAAAGGATGGCTTGTAGGTTTCAGCGATATCGCGCAGTTCCTGGGGAAGGATCACTCGGCCATCAACGGTCGCGCCGCTGGTGGCGACACGTTTCCAGAACGAAACAAGGGAACGGGGCATGGGGATAACTGCGCTCAATCGGTGATTTGAGCCGCCAAGATATGGAGCAAACCGCCCCCTAACAAACGGTTCAATTGCGCGTTCCTCCTAGATTCAAGATCTAGGTTTATCGCAGAATTTAACCCCGCGTTTTCACCGTTTTCGCCGCATAGACTGCGGCCCATGTACTACTCGACCGAAGTTAAAGAAGCCGCCAAACGCCTGTTTCTGCGCCGCTGTAAGGCCAAGGAAATTCAGGCGCAACTCAACCTGCCCAACATCCGGATCGTCTACTACTGGATCCGCCAGGGCGGCTGGGAAGACATGCTGTCGGACGAAGAACCGCTCACCGCTGTTGGCCGGCGTATCACCTTGCTGCTGGACAAGGTCGGCAGCCTTTCCAAGGACGATCTAAACGAACTCGACCGGCTGACCGCCGTGCGCGAACGACTGCTAAAGCAAGCGGCCAAACCGACGCCGGCGGCGGCATCGATCGGAGACGATCCGTGCGATTCCTCGGAACCTCGCCAGCGACCGCGTGGCGAACGTTCCGGCCGTAGCGAAGGCGGCGGCAAGAAAAAAGAGAAGAAGGCCAAGAACGACATCAGCGGCCTCACCGAAGTCGACTTCCTGGATAAGTTCATCAGCAAAATGTACCGCTACCAGCAGGAGCTGTTCGCGGCCAAGCAGAACCCGCTGACGTGCCGAATCCGCAACATCCTCAAAAGTCGTCAGGTCGGCCTGACCTACTACTTCGCCGGCGAAGCGTTCATGGACGCGGTATTGAGTGGCGACAACCAGGTCTTTCTGTCGGCCAGCCGATCGCAGTCCGAGATCTTCCGCAGCTACATCATCCAGTTCGCCAAGCAGTGGTTCGACATTGAGCTGACCGGCAACCCGATCGTGCTGAGCAACGGCGCCGAACTGCGCTTTCTCAGCACCAACAGCAGCACCGCCCAGGGCTACCACGGCCACGTCTACGTCGACGAATATTTCTGGATCCGCGATTTCGAAAAACTCAGCACCGTGGCCAGCGCCATGGGCACCCACAAGAAGTGGCGCAAAACCTACTTTTCGACGCCTAGCGCTGTGTCGCACCAGGCCTATCCGTTCTGGACCGGCGAAGAATTTCGCAACAGCAAGCGAGGGAAAAAGATCGGCGGCACCTGGCCGATCGAAGCATCGTATTCACAGGGTGCTCTGTGTCCGGACGGCCAATGGCGCAAGACCATTACCATTCAGGATGCGATCGACGGCGGCTGCGATCTGTTCGACCTCGAGCAACTGCAGCTGGAGTATGACGAAGACAAGTTTCAGCAGCTCTTCTACTGCAAGTTCATCGACAGCACGCAGAGCGCGTTCGGCCTCAAGGATCTGGAGCGCTGCTATTCCGACCTGTCGTTGTGGGAAGACTACAAGCCCGACGACGATCGGCCGTTCGGCAACAGTCCGGTCTGGCTGGGTTACGACCCGAGCCGCACCCGCGACGACGCGACGTGCGTTGTCATCGCCCCGCCGCTCGAACCTGGTGCGAAGTTCCGGATACTGGAGAAGCACAGCTGGCGAGGACATTCGTTCACCTATCAGGCTGCCCAGGTCAAGAAGCTGACCGAGCGTTTCAACGTCCAGCACATCGGCATCGATGTCACCGGTGTGGGTTACGGCGTGTTCGACCTGGTGCGCGACTTCTACGCCAAAGCGACGCCGATTCATTACAGCCTCGAGGCGAAGAACGCCCTGGTGCTCAAAGCCCAGGACACGATCCAAGGCAGCCGCATCGAGTGGGATGCCGGATGGACCGATATCGCCCAGGCGTTCTTGACCATCAAGCGCGGCACCACCAACAGCGGCCAAGTCACCTACAGCGCCTCGCGCACCGACGCGACCGGCCACGCCGATATCGCATGGGCGGTTATGCACGCCCTGGCCAACGAACCTTTGAACACCAACAAGCGGCGTCGTAGCCGCTACGTCACGAGTGGAAACAATGCCCAAGCATCGACGCAGAAATCGCCCGGTCAACCAGCAGGCGCAACAGCAACAGCCCATGCGGGCGTTTACGTTCGGCGAACCCGAGCAGGTGCTGTCGGGCAACATCGGCGAGTACCTGGGCGTATTTCTCAGCGACGACGGCGAGATCTACAAGCCGCCAGTGTCGCGGCCTGGCCTGGCCAAACTGTTGCGCGCCAACGCGCACCACGGCGCCATCCCCAAGTTCAAGCGCAACCTGCTGTTGCGTGAGCTGATTCCCTCGGCCGGCTGCAGCGCTCGGACGATGGGCTGTGCGGGTCTGGATTACATGGTGTTCGGCGAAGCCTTCTTCTACCGCGACACCAATGCATTCGGCCAAGTCCTGGAGCTGCAGCACCTGGCAGCGATCAACATGCGGATCAAGGTCGACGGCGGTTTCCGAATGCTGCTGCCTGATAACAAGTTCATGGACTTCGACCAGGACGAGATCGAGCACGTCCTCGACTATGACGTGGAACAGAACATTTACGGGGTGCCGGACTACCTGGGCGGCATGCAGGCGCTGCTGCTCAACGAAGCCGCAACCTTGTTCCGCCGGCGTTACTACAGCAACGGGGCTCACGCCGGTTACATCTTCTACACCAACGATCCGGACCTGACCGAGGAGGACGAAGACAACCTGCGCGCGCAGATCAGCTCAAGCAAGGGCGTGGGCAACTTCCGCTCGATGTTCGTCAACATCCCCAACGGCAAAGAGAACGCGATTCAGATTATCCCGGTGGGGGATTTCCAGGCTAAAGACGAGCTGGAGAAGGTGAAGAACATCACCCGCAACGACGTGATCGCCGCCTGGCGGATGAACCCCGCGCTCGCCGGCATCATTCCGGAAAACAGCGGGGGTTTTGGCGACATTGAAAAGATTGACCGGGTGTACACCAGCAACGAGATCCGGCCGATCTGTCAGCTGTTCAACCAGGTCAATGACACGTTACGACCAGACAGGCGAATCAACTGGAGAGAAGTGGATATTCCAGTTGATCCCACTGCATCCGGTGCTTAGCTAAGAGATTGCCACTAAATATTGTGGCAATATGGTGGCGATTGGCTGCCCTGGGGAGGGACACAATGCGAGTTGAATGCAAATGCGGACACAGAGGACGGATCGCTTCGCGAGAGAAGCTATCGACGGAGTTTGCGAAGCTGTACTGCCAGTGTCTGGACGCAAAGTGCGGGCACACATGGGTCGCAAATCTGACGTTCTCGCACACGTTGAGCCCATCGGCTCAGTCTTTCGAAAGGATGTTGTTCGACCATTTGCGGGATATGCCCAGGGCGAAACAGCGGGAGCTGTTCGAGCAGCTGGGGTCACAGGCAGTGGCGTGATGTTCGGACCGCCGACTCATAGGTGTCGGCGATCGACTACATGGCTCGATTATCAGTTGTTGGCACCGTCTTCGGGCTTGGTGGCAAGCACCTCAGAAAGGCGGCGTAATTGAAGTTGCTCTTGTTCGCTCAATAGTCGATATAGGCCGATCAGGCGTCGTTCAATTGAGGTCAACCCGAGCCACTCGAATTCACAGAAACCAACACAGGCGCGGTCTTTTTTCGTGCGATCCAACATGCGTACTACTCCATAAAGTGCATTGCTGAATCGACGTTATCGGGGCGGAAGCTGGCATTGGTACTGAGAGGCGACGAATGTCTTATTTGCAGTGTGTCTGTTTAATTCTGGCTTCGAGCGGCGTCGTCGGCCATCGCCTGCAGAAAACGACGAATCGCCTCTTGGTCAAAAGGCGTGATGCTCCTGTACTGCCTAATCAGCTTTTCCTCTTCTGGAGAAAACAGTACGCCGAGAGGCGTGGAACGTCGGCCCGTCAGCACAAATGCAGCATCTACTCCGCACTTTTCAAGTGCCGCCACATAGCGAAGATCGAGCGAATTAGCCTCCAGTTCATAGTTTTTCTGAGTTCCCCGGCTCACACCAAGTAGTACTCCAAACTCTGTTTGATTCAGGCCTAGGCGCTCGCGCTCTTCCCTTAGGCGTTCTCCTACTTGATCTGCTATGAGCATTTTTTTATTCACCACCATTGACTTGATCAATTTTTTGACCAAGAATCACCACAGACAAACGTAAACAAACACAACTGAACAGAGTGCGCACTATGCCCGCCACAGTTACGCCGGAGCAAGCCCGAGAGGCTTTGGATCGCAGAGGAATGAGCATTGCGGAATTCAGCCGAAAGCATGGACTGAACAAAAATTTAGTCAGCGACCTGTTGAACGGTCGGATCAAAGGTCGCCGTGGGGAGGCACATCGCGCCGCGGTGTTGCTGGGTATCAAAGACGGCGTGATCGAACAGTAATGGCACCGGGCCACAGGGAAAAGCAGAACATGAAAAGCACAGTTCTAAAAACTCGGCGTCAGGTGGTCAGCGCAATCATCTGCGCCTATCCCGGCGGGCGCGAATGCGCCGCCGCTCGCATCGGCCTATCGCTTAAGAAGTTCGACAACCACGCCTATGAAAACAACAACTGCCGCCCGCTGACCGATGCACAGATCCACCAGCTCGAGCTTGATACCGAGACAACCTTTCTCCCCGAGTACATCACAGCAATGTACGGCGGGATGTTCGTTCCGGTGATTGAGCCTGAAGCGTTGGACAACGTGGAAATGTACGCCCGTTGCGTCCAGGCCTCAGCCAAGAAAGGCACCGTCGATCACCTCATTGAGGAAGCATTGAAGGACGGGATCATCAGCGAGGCCGAGGCCGAGGCGATCCTTCACGCGGACTCACTGCACCTTGCGGCCAGACACGCCGAAGTTCTCGCCGTCATCCAATTGCACGCGTCTAAATCGAGGAAAGCCAAATGAACATAGCTTCCAAGGATCTGGATTACCGCAGCACTATCCGGGCTGCTGCTCTCACATTCCTTGAACGTCATCAAGGGGAGCACTTGGGCGATCAAGGTCAATTCATTGAGCGCACCGCCAGCCATCTGGTGGATAGCTTTCAGGCTGATAAGCCGCTTGCGATCCGACTCACCTGTGAAGCAATGAGCGACCTTCACGAAATCAATGTCCGGCAACGGCTCGATATCCATGCAAGTGAATCCCACGCGGTGGTCATCACTGACCCGGTCCGTGGTTGCACTTGGTCGGTGCCTGTCCACCTGATCTACGAACACTTGATAGCCGCCGGCCGCGCCACCCGTATCACGCCCGCCACCTAAACATCCCTACTACTGTCCTGAGCCTGCTAGCCGTGGGTTTGGGTGAGCTGCGCCCGAAATTGAGGTTTGACGATGGAAAACGCCATGGATATCCACACAAAACTGACGCCTAACCAGGCTCAAGCGCTCTTGGCCAACCTGCGCGAACAGTACCGCCACAGCCTCAATGACCTTTGGTACGCAGATCAATACCGGCGCATCCCCGATGGCCTCCGCCACGGATCGATTCTCGCCAATAGCCCGGTGATGGCCGCTCAGAAAACGCTGATCGGCGCCCTCACCCATAGCCTCAGCCTCAGTCTCAAAGCAGCGAAGAAAAAATCATGATGAAAGAAGACCTCAAAGATACGGTCATCGAACGGCTGCAATTCGATTTCGACCTGAAACTTCGCGCCGGCACGAAATACATGCGGGGTGGCACCTGCCCCAAGTGCAAAAAGAAAGAACTCTACGCTCGATACGACAATCCCTGGCAGATCCGCTGTGGTCGCCCTGAACGCTGCGGTCACATCGAGCATGTGAAAAACCTGTACGAAGATCTGTTCGAGGACTGGAGCAAGCGTGCACCGGCGACAGATAACGATCCAACCGTGACAGCTCGGGCGTACCTTGAGTTCGCCCGGGGCTTTGACGTTGGGATGCTAACCGGCTGGTACACGCAGGAAAACTACGTCAATCACGAGACGGGGCATTCCAGCGCCACGATCCGCTTTCCGCTCCCCAACGGTGGGTATTGGGAACGTTTGATCGATCGCCCATCCCGCTTCGGCAAGATGAAGGCTCGGTTCAAACCCAAATATAGCGCCCTCGGTTACTGGTGGTGCCCGCCCTCCGTCGACCTGGCCACCGTAGAAGAGCTATGGATTGTCGAAGGGATCTTCGACGCCATCGCTCTCCAGCAGAACGGCATCCCGGCAGTCTCTGCAATGTCGAGCGTCAGTTACCCCGCTCATGCGCTGGAACAACTGGCAGAGCAACGTAAAGGCAACCTGCCCCGACTGGTCTGGGCTTTGGATAACGAACCGACAGCGCGCGGCTACCTACAGCGTTGGGCGAAGTTGTCTCGCGAGCTGGGCTACAGCTGCAGTGCAGCGCTGATACCACAACGCCGACGGCAGAAGCTCGACTGGAACGACCTGCATCAACGTTGGGGGTTTGAAGACTCCGACAAGCGCGAACAACGACGTCAGCGCGATCTCCAAATTGCGCGTCACGAAGGTGATTTGCTTCTGGCGGCTTCGCCCCGTGAGAAAGCGATCTTGATGTACACCTGGGAAGATGCAACGTCGGAATTCCATTTCGATTTCGCCGACCGGATGTACTGGGCAAAATTTGACCTGTCCAAGCTGGAAGACGAGCAACGCGCCCTTATCAACAGTGACGATCACGACGATCAACTGCTGAACGATCGCCAAGCACGTCACAAGGTTCTGGAGTCTGTCTGCGCGTTGAAACAGATTGCCAACTGCAAATTTGAGGCGCTTTACAAGCAGGTGAACGACGTGACCGGTGACGCCTGGTTCTATTTCCAGGTTGAAACCCCGAGTGACAACGCACCTGAAAAATTTACGTTCACTCCCAAACAAATATCGTCGAGCAGTGAATTCAAGGCGCGCTTGATGTTCGCCGGCGCGACCTGGCTTGGCACACAAAAATACCTAGACCAGATCGTCATCCGCCAGACGGAAGGGCTGCAAACGGTCGAAACCATCGATTACATCGGGTACAGCAAAGAGCATAAGGCCTACATCTTTAACGATATCGCCATCCAAGGAGGGAACGTCTACAAGGCCAACGAAGAAGACTATTTCGAATTCGGTCAGTCACGGGTCAAGTGCCTGATGAAGTCCATCAAGATCGCCATGGCGCCCACTGCTAAGGCCTATCGCGATGATTGGCTACCAAAGCTCTGGCTGTGCTTTGGCGAAAAGGGACTCGTTGCCCTGACCTACTGGTTTGGCTCGCTATTCGCCGAACAGATCCGCGCCGACTACGAGAGCTTCCCGTTCCTGGAAATGTCAGGCGAGCCTGACTCCGGCAAGACGACCTTGATCAAATTTCTTTGGAAACTGTTCGGGCGTCTTTACGAAGGCTTCGACCCTGCGAAGGGTTCCACCTCCGGCCGCAGCCGTGCAATGGGTCAGGTTTCCAACATTCCCCTGGTACTACTCGAAGCAGACCGCAACACCGATGCCGATAACGCAAAATCGTTTGAATGGGATGAGTTCAAGGACTACTACGGTGGTGGGCTGCTGCGAACCCGGGGCGTGAAGAACAACAGCAACGACACCTACGAACCGCCCTTCCGTGCGTCGATCGTTATTGCGCAGAACGCAGGTGTGTCCGGGCATGAAGCGATTCTGAGCCGGATCACCAAACTGTATTTCCCTAAGCCCAACATCACCGAAGACAGCCGTGCAGCTGCAGACTCGCTCGTTCAGACGCAAGTCGAAGACGTCAGCCACTTCATAGTCAAGGCGATGAAGGCCGAGTCGCAGGTGATGAAGCGCTTCGCCGAGGTATACCCGAAGTACCGTACGGAACTATGGGCAAGCAAAAAGCTGACTTCGGATCGCATCATCCGTAATCACAGCATGCTGCTCGCCTTGGTCGACTGCCTTCAATTGGTACTCCAACTGCCTGAACAGATGGTTCGAGAAACCCAGCAATACATCAAGGGCATGGCCAACGAACGGCAGGCGGCGATCACCACCGATCCGCAAGAGCTGAACGACTTCTGGCAGGTCTATGACTACCTGGAATCCCTCCCGGGCGCCCCGCTGGTCAACCACAGCAAGAACGCCGGCGTCATCGCGATCAACCTCAACCAGTTCGCAGAAGTCGCTCACGAACACCGTCAGCGCATACCGGACTTGGCCACCCTACGACGAATGCTCAAGGACGGCCGCACCCACAAATTGCTTGAGGCGAGTAAGCCCACTGAAAGCAACATCAGGGCAGCGCTGCAGGCGCGCACTCCGTTGACCCCGATTCCGCAGACGGTTCGCTGCTGGCACTTCAAGGCGTAAGGGCAATTCCATGCAAATCCAGGTGATTAACGATCAAGGTCAAGGCGACTCGACAGCAGAGATCCGCCGACTAAATACCGCAGCGGCCGAGTGTGAGTCTGAAATCCGGACTGTATTCGCGGAAGCATATGCCAACGCGGGCCTGGTCGACGCATTGGAGATCCGCTTCAACCGAGGCGACCGCGAAATCCTCGTTATGAATTGCAGCCGCGTTCAAGCGCAAGCCGTCCTTGAGTGGCAGGCATGTGATGAACAAGGGGAGTTTGAAAGTTTGGTGATTCACCTGGTGCGATCGGTTTAAACCCGCTCAACCAGGAACGATGCCGGCGGCGCCGGTAAATGAAGGGTATCGAGGGATTGCGCTCCCTCGATACCCGCTACTGAGGGCAACACTATGCAAGCACAGCACCGAAGCAGCGACTCGAAGGCTACCACATCGCGCGAGCAAAGCGCGTTGGCGGGACGCCACCTGATGACGATCCAAATCGTTGGTACCGCGATTTTTGAATACCAGGTGCAAAAAACCATTGATGCGCGAGACCGCCTTGAATCGCTGGCCAACATAGCCAAAGCGCAGGGCGATCTAACCGACGTTGAGGCACTTGTTGTTGCAAACGTACTCGCCAATCACAACACCTCCACCCAGCAGTTGCGGGGACGAAAACATGTCTGAACCAAACACCACCACTCGTATACGCCCAGCGTTGGCCAGCAAGCGGCTTGACTTGCCCAGCGTCTGCGATATTTGCGGCTTTGCTCGATCCATTCCCCGGCATAACCGCTGCAGTAAGCAACGGCAGCAACGAAAAACAGAGGAATGGGAAACCTTCATGGCGGAAAAAATAGCCGCGAGACTAGCGAAGGAACGCCGTTATGCCCGCTGACATGCCAATGGAATCGCCGGATCTGCTCAGCTCGATACACGAACTGATTCGGCAGCTGCAGCGCCCCGCCGTTGCTGCAGAGCATGAACTATGGACAGCGCAGGATATTGCGGCGTACCTAAAGCTATCCGCCTACACGGTCGAGCGTCGGGTTGTAGTTCAACCTGGCTTCCCTACGAGCGTTCAGCCTTGTGCCACTGGATTGAAAGCCGCGAAAAGATGGTTCGCGGTAGAGGTGATTACCTGGTTGCGGCAACATCGCGCTCGGTTGCCCGCAACGAGGCGAGCAAGGCAAACAGCGTGAACAAAAAAAAGCCTGCGTACTCCGCAGGCTTTTTTTATCCCAGACGCTGCGCCAGTTCCGACGCTGTGGCGTTGTAATAGATCATCAAAGACTTGAGATCCTTGTGGCCGGTAATACGCGCCAAATCCAGCACGTCGACCTTACGAGCGAGACGCGTAATGGCTTCATGCCGAGTGTCGTGAAACGTCAGACCATCTATTCCCAGTTCGTCGCGAATCCTCCGGAACATAGAGTCCGCCGATCCTGACTCTAATCTGAATAGCCGATCGTCAGCGCTCTTACCCTTGTAAAGCGGCTCCAACAACTCTCCCGCACGCTTGCTCAGCGGAACATTCCGGCTGGTGCCGTTCTTTGTCATTGGCAGATGGACGAAGCGCTCGCGCAGGTTCACCCATTTCGCGGTCAGACCCAGTATCTCGCCTTGCCTCATCGCGGTTTCGATCGCGATGAGAAACGCATATCCCAACTCCTGCAGAAGCGTCACCGGCGGCTCCCCCTCGACGTAGCCAAGTCGATTCAGCAGCGCGCTGATTTCGCTGGGGGCAACACGACGTTCGCGGGGCGCACCATTGCTCGGCCGTTTCGCATCACGGACAGGGTTGGCCAGGCAGGTTTTCCATTCACGTCTGGCGAGTTCAAAGACGGACGACAGAAGTGTCATTTCACGCCTGACCGTCGCAGTCTTCACCACCTTCAAGCGTGCATCCCGCCATTGAGCGACCTGCTCGGACGTTATGCTATCCATCAACTCTCCAACCCACTCCAGTTCCCTGTCGAACTTATCAAGCCGTAGCTCTTCCCAGCGCTGGCCTGCCTTGGTTGGTGACACATCGCGCTTGTACCTACGCAGTGCCTCCGAAAGCGTCATAGAGACGCTTGTGCGAGACTTACCACTCTGCGCAATGATTTCAGCCTCACGAGCAGTTGCCCAAGCAACAGCCGCGGCTTTGGTATCGAACGTCTGGGAGTCACGAACACCTTGCTTCGCGACCTCAGCGCGCCAACCACCACTTCGTTTCCGGTACGAAGCCATTCCACCCTCCTGGCGTAAAAATGGCGTAAAGGCTACCACGCACTTGCACGAAACTGCCGCTCACTGTCTTCGCACGACACGGCCAGTCACCAGCATAGCCGGGCATCGCAGGTGTTTGCCGCTTGTGGTACGTTACCGTCGCATTCAGACCGTTGCCCCCTCGGGGCACCAAAATTAAGAAAGGTCTTGCTTAGCAAGGCCTTTTTTTTCGCCTGCAATAAAGCTCTTGCCCCTGCAGGAGCTGCCGCAGGCTGCGATCTTTTGACTTTCAGCTTCTCGACCGACGAAAACCCCAAGGATCATCACCATGGAAACGTCACTGGAAACAGTCGCCCTCTTCTCCCTCAAGCTCGCGTATGAGGAAGAAGGCCTGAGCCCGATCCTGCGCGATGACATGGTCATGGGTGACTACCAGCGAGATATTTTCGAGTTGTTGGTGAAACGTGGCGATGTCGAGACTATTCAATTCAAGATGAATGAGTGCCTCGGCTTGGCGCTGGATTCATTGGGCGGTATCGAGAAACCGCTTGGGCGTGAGTTGCACAAGCTGTCGGCGGACTTCAGCCAGGCGCAGTCGCTGGAGCAGCTCGATCAGCCGCTCCTCGCGCTCAAGGTTTATCTGAAAGACATTCTTTGA